ATGGCAAGTGTGAGAGAGACGCGCACGGGTCGCTTCGAGCTGACGATCCGAAACAAGCTGCTGCCCAAACCGGTGTATCTGTCGTTTGACACGCGGGAAGCGGCCGAAACCTATGGCAAACAGTGTGACATGCTGCTGGCGGGTGGCGTGGTGCCGCCCAATTTGATCAACACCGAAGTGCAACCCAAGGTGACTGAGCGCTTGCGCTACATCATCGGGGCTTGGATGGATACCGGTCAGCCCGCGAAAAGTGACCTGGAGATCCTGCGGTTGCTGCAGATTGAGCTGGGCAAAGTTCTGATCGCTGACGTCAATTACAAATGGGCCGAAGCCTGGGTCAAGTCGATGAAGCTTGATGCAGACAAAAACTATGCGCCCAGCACCATCCGCAAGCGCATCGGATCACTGTCCCGTTGCTTTGACTGGTGGCTAAGGCATGCTGCAGACGTGAATATGGGCAACCCGTTGAAGCTGCTGCCCCGTGGCCTGGCTTCATACAACGGCAAGGACCGTCAAGAGATTGAGGAAGCTAACGCAAATGCCAAGCCTGGTGCTACTGAGCTGGCCATCCGTATGGACATCAGCAGAGAGCGGCGATTGTTTGCGGGCGAGGAAGACAAGCTGTTGCGGGCCATGGCCGGTGAGAAGCGTCCAGACCGTGAGCGTGCATTGAGCGCGCCGGATATGCGGGCGATGTCAGCGCTGTTCAGTGTGATCGTCTGGACTGGGCTGCGGCTGCGTGAAGCCTACACATTGACCCGTGGGCAAGTCATGCTCGATGCCGTGAAGCTGCGTGTGCGTACCAGCAAGCAGTGGCATGGTGCCGTGAAGTGGCGGGAAGTTCCAGTGCGGCCGGAGTTGCTGCCTGTGCTGCGTGACTACTTGGCCACCTTGCCAGATCATGGGGCTGATCAGCTGATTTTCCCGTTCTGGGGAGGGGAAGAAGAAGAGATGGTGCGGGTGTCAAACAGGTTGTCAAACCGCTTCAAGACTGTGTTTGCGTATGCAGGTTGCGAGGCTTTGACTGAGCACGACTTGCGACATGAGGCAACCTGCCGCTGGTATGAGATGCGTCACCCGAAGACGGGTGACTGGATGTTCCGCGAGATTGAGATTCCGAAAATTATGGGCTGGGCACCTGGCAGCAAAATGCCGCAGCGCTACGCCAGCTTCAGAGCTGAAGACTTGGCCGCGCGCATGTACGGTTAGCACGCCAGCCCCGTGCTGGACAGCAGGCCGCTGAGGTCTGGTGGTGTGCGCCTCTGCCCACGTGTGCGGCGGGGCTCGCTGCTGGGCAGCAGAGGTGATGGCGCGGCAGGGTCTTGGCCCTTGTCCAGCGCATCTGCGCGTGTGCGCTGCAGCTCTGCACGGCGCTTGGCGGCTTCGGCCTGGGCCATGTCGTTGAGGCATTGCAACAACGCTTGGCGGGGGATGACCCAGCCCTTGCCGAATTTGATACCGGGCAGATCGCCGCTGCGGATGCGGGCCTCGGCCGTTTCCTTGTCGCAGCTCAGCAGCTCTGCCAGTTGCGCAGCGGTGTAGATCTCGCTGTCAATGATTTGTGCCGGCGTATCCATTCTCAGGCTCGCTTTCTTTGTTCTTGTTTGTGGGGTGTCAGTGTGGCCATGCTGTCGTCGGCCTGGTAGACCTCGCCGCCTTCGCTTTGCGTGCGGGCGATCAGGCGGCGCGCCGCTTTGTGGACTTCACCGGCCGTGAGCTGCTGCAACTGGAACTCGTGCAGATCCAGCATTTCGCGCAGGGCATACGACCCGGCACGCCAGCCCCTTGTTGCGCACCAGCATGGCATCGGGCCGGGCGCGTCAGCGCCGCAAATTCACCAGTGTGCCCAGTGTGCACACGTGTGCATGGCTGATGACGCAGGCGCAGGCGCAGGCTTTTGAGGCATGGTTTGCCGAGAAGCTGGTCGACGGTGCGCAGTGGTTCAACATGCCGCTCAGGACGCCCATGGGTTCGGGAAAGCTGCTTTGCCGATTCATGGACATGTATGAAGGCCCGGATCTGGTGGGGATCGACCGCTGGCAGATCTCCGCTCCGATTGAGGTGTGGGCGCGGCCGCTTCTGCCGCCTGGCTGGGGCCTGCTGCCGGAGCTGGTGATCGGCTCCAGCATCATTGACCGGGCCGTGAATCAAGAATGGCCGAAGGCTTGAGGCAGTATCGCCAATAGCGCTTTGAATTTCACAGGATCAAACATGACATTCGATACCTTTTTGACGATGGCCTTCACCTCCTTGGTGTCCAGTGGATTGGCCGTGTTTCTACTGAAAAAATGGGTGGAGCATTTATTCAGCGCTCGGCTCGCAAAACTTGAAACGGAAAACCGCATGCGCGCCCATGAGCATCAGATTCGATTTACGCGCTTTGACGAAAAGTTGGCGCATGCAATTGAGGAAGCTTATGAATCTGTGTGTGCCTACACAGAGGCTGTACAACATTCTGTAAGGGTGATGCATGAGCAAGGTATCGATGCCGCCAAAGATTCAGTAAAAAACACAGACGAGCTTGCGTTTGAATTCATGAATGCCATGCGTCGAAATGCGATTTATCTTCCTGAAGGGATCACGAATAAATTGCGCGAGACGCGTTACGCTTTGCGCGATGCATATTCTGCAGAGCTCTTTTATTTTCGTGACAAGCAAGCGGGCGAGACAGAAGCTGTATCGTCTGTTATTAAGGGCGTATATCGAAACGCAGGCTTACGAGATTCCTGCGACAAACTGATGCTTGAACTGCAGTGCATGCTGAGAGAGCATCTCAGTCGCTTTGAACGCGTGCATTGAGCATGGTAACCAGCACAGTTTTGAAGCTGTTATACGCCGGCGACGATGTGACGACCTTGCGCATCTGTACGCTCGACATCGAGCTGCCGAGTGGCGAGCACATACGCCTTGCCCACAGCTATGAAGACCTCACACTGGGCGTGGACGGTGTGCCACAACTCTTCGAGGCCTGCGGCTTGGAGATCTCCCTGCCAGAGCGCAGCACCATCGGGAACCAGTCCCTGCGCTTTGGCCTGGGGGTGGTCGATGGTCGGGCGCATCGCCTGATCAGTGACGCGCTCGACTCTGGCCAGCCTTCGTATGTTGTCTACCGCGAGTATGTGTCGACCGATACCTCGGCGCCGGCAACCGCACCGAAGCGCATGCTGATCCAGGGGGGCGATATGAATAGCAACGTCCTGCAGGTCGAGGGCAGTTACTTCGACCTGCTTAATCTGGCCTGGCCGCGTGATCGCTATACGGCGGACAAGGCACCTGGCGCCAAGTACCAATGAGGCAGTTCCTGCGGACGCGCTACGTGCGCGGCGGGCGCGGCCCCGTGGACTACGACTGCTGGGGCCTGGTGCGCGATGCGCGCTCGTCGCTGTTCGGCCGGGCGTTGCTGCCGACCCTGCAGGAGGCCCGACCGGGTGAGCTGCGCGGCATAACACGGGCGGTCGACCGGGTCATCGCCCTGCATGGCTTCGCGCCGTGCGCCCCTCGGGTGGGCGCGGTTGCCACGGCCTGGAGGGCCAGCCTGTGCGTGCATGTGGGGCTGTTGGTTCAGGTGGACGGCCAGCTGCGAATACTCGAAACCGATGAGCCCGATGGGCCATGTCTGACTGCTCTCAACCGATTTCAGGCCCGCTACACGCGGGTTTTGTTTTATGACGATCAAGATTTACCCCGGTCAGATGCCGAGCCAGCCTGTGGAGTCGCACCCGTGGGCGGGCACGATTGCGGGCTGGTTTGCGGCGGTGGGCATTGACTATGCGGCGCGCGAGATCCAGCCCATCACGCTGCATCTGAATGGCGTGTTGCTGCCGGTGGAGGCCTGGGCTGAGACGGTGATCAGCAATGAAGACCAGGTTGATATCCGCCCCATCCCTCATGGCGGCGTCTTCAAGCTGGTGGGCAGCATCTTCAACTTCTTCTTCGGCTGGCTGCTCCCATCGACCAGCAATCAGCGCTACGACACGCCGCAGGGCAAGCAGCTGAGTTCGGCCGAGGGCAAGGCGAACACGGCAAAGCTCAACGGCGTGGTGCCTGAGCTGCTGGGCCAGTTCATCCGCTACCCGGACTATCTGACCCCGCCGCGCCGCTACTTCAGCACGCCGCGCGAGCAGTGGCTGGAGATGCTGCTCTGTGTCGGTCCCGGCCAGTACCTGATCGAACCGGCCACGGTCAAGATCGGCAACACGCCGCTGAGCACACTGGAGGGCGCTGAGTTCACAGTGCATGGCCCTGGCGCCGATATCGGCGGCATCACCCAGCATGAAAACTGGTACAGCTGCCCGGAGGTGGGTGGCACCAGCGCCGGCACTGCGGGGCTTGAGCTGAGCGCCATTGACTCTGGCAACGTCAACCCCACGGCCAGCAGCTATGCGCTCAATGGCGCGCAGATCACTGCTGATGTGGATTGGCCCAATGCCTGGGGCTCTGGCACTGCCATGTCGCTGATGTTTGAGCAGGACGTGACGGTCGCCAAGGTGCTTTTGACGGGCGAAGAGGGCGGCTCCTACAACACCTTCACCGCCGACTGGCGCGAGATTGCGCCATCGCTGTGGATGCTGCTCACGGCATCCGGTGCGCTGACCGGCTCGCTGCGGGTGGAATCTGTGGCCGGCAACATGATCACCCTGGGGGAGCCGGTCAGCGATGGCGATGGGGGCTTCACCTATAAGCTCATCAGCGGCCTGCCCGATGGGGTCATATCGCTGGCCGTGTGCCGAGCTGGGCGCACCTACACGGCTGCGTCAGTGGCGGGACAGGTGCTGACGCTTGCACCCAGCGAGGGCGGCAGCTGGGCGGGCTTTGCGCCGCGCACAGTGCCGGCGGCAAAGGCCACGTTTGCCGTTCAGGCGGAAACTGTCTACGGTGAGCAGGCCGGCCCCTTTGTGGGATGCCCGGCCGCTGAGGTCTCCAGCACGCTGGAGGTGGACATCTTTTTCAGCCAGGGCCTTTGCTATGTCTCCGACAAGGGGGAGGTGCAGGGCAGATCCGTGGGGGTGGAGATCCAATACCGGGACTATGCCGCCGCCGGCACCTGGCAGAGCGTGGTCAAGTGGTACAGCGATGCCACCATGGACCAGATCGGCTTCACCGAGCGCATCGCCTTGCCCTATGCCATGCGGCCGCAGGTACGGGTGCGGCGCCGGGGTGCCAAGAGCACCAGCACGCAGGTACACGATGAGGTGCAGTGGTATGCCATGCGTACCCGGCTGCCCGCGCGCACCAGCTACCCGGACTGGACCACGCTGAGCGTGCGGGTGCGGGGCCTGGGGCAAATCGCGGCCAGGTCAGAGAATCAGCTCAACCTGGTGGCCACGCGCATGCTGCCCGTGCTGCAGGGCGATGGCTCCTGGACCGCTCCCCAGCCTACCCGCGATATCTCGGCTGCTCTTCGGCACATCTGCAGCACTGTGGGTTATGGGCTGGACAGCATCGACATGGCAGAGCTGCAGCGCCTGCATGGAATCTGGACGGCTCGCGGTGAAACGGCAGACCATGTGTTTGACGAAACCACGGTGCTTGCAGCATTGCAGGCAGTGTTGGCTGCCGGCATGGCCGAGCTGACGATTGATGACGGCCTGCTGCGCCCTGTGCGCGCTGGTGTACGCACGGTCGAGGACGGGCATGCCTACAGCGCGCAGAACACCACGGAGGGCATCGCGCGCTCATTCAGTGGTATCCGGCCCGATGACAACGATGGCGTGGAAGTGGAGTACAGCGATGCCAGTGACAACTGGAATACCAAGACGGTGGCCTGTGTGCTGCCTGGCTCGCTGGGCATCAAGCTGGAAAAGCTCAAGGTACTGGGGGTGACAGACCGCACGCGCGCCTGGCGCATCGGCATGCGCCGCGCCAGGCAGCTGCGGTATGAACGCTGGACATACAGCTTCACCACGGAGCTGGATGCGCTGAGCAACAGCTACGGCGACTTTGTCAGCCTGGTCGACGACATCCCCGGTTTCGGCCAGTCGGCCCTGCTCACTGGCATCAGCAATGCCGGCGGTCAAGCCCGGCTGGAAGTGACGGAGCCGCTGCGCTGGGATGGAGTAGATCCGTATGTCGTGGCGTTTCGCAAGGCGGATGGCACGTTGGCCGGTCCATGGTCGGCAGCTAAAGGGGTAAGCGCGTATGAAGTGATGGCCCCGATCCCGGTCGGGGAGTGGCCGCAGATCAAGCTGCCGGAGCCGCCCCATGTGTATTTCGGGCCGGTCACTCGCTGGAGCTTTCCGGCCATCGTCAAGAAGGTCAGCCCCAGCGGCACCGATGGAGCCAGCGTGCAGTGCGTGAACTACGACGCGCGCATCTTTGACGACGACAACAACGCACCGCCACCGCTTTGAGTAGCCGGCCACCTGGCCGTAGAGATCTTCAACACCCGCCCGCATGGTTCGCCCAGCGGGCTTTTTGTTTTGTGCGAGGACACATGACGACATTCGACACAGGCAACCCGCTGGGGAGCCCAGATCCCCGTGATCTGTTTGACAACGCGCAGAACACCGATGACGCGGTAAACGGCGAGGGCAAGACTTGGGTGGATCGGTTTGGCCGCACTCGCGTCTCTATGAAGGGCGTGGAGGAGGCCGTGCCTGATGCGATTGCTGCCAGGGATGACGCTACATCGGCCCGGGATGCGGCTGTCTTAGCGCGCGATGCATCTGTCGCTGCCGCTGGTCCTATGTATTTGACCGAAGCTGCCGGCCGAGCAGCTGTAGCCGATGGCGAAACCTTCAAGGTTCAAGGCAGTGGAAATGTGGCGACGACTATGTATCGCCGTACCAGCGCCGCAGTTAGCACTTTGGTGGCTGAATTTCCTTCTGTGGCCGCTGTAGACGGCGTATCTCGGGCATTCCAGGGTGCTGTTCCGGTTGAAATCTACAGTGCCGCCAATGAGTTTGTTGGCTACTACCTTCGCACGTCCGATGGTGCCCTGTCGGCATCAGCTACTGCGGCATGTGCGTTTATCCCTGTCACACCAGGCAATACCTATCGGATTAAAGCCTCGTCGTTTAGCGCTTCCAACTTCAAGCTAGCCTACCGAGCCAGTAAGGCCTTGACTGTTGGTGCATCTATTGCTGTCGGTGTGCTTGTTGATAGAGGCGTTGCCGGTGAGCGCGAGTTCACTGTGCCTAACGATGCCAGCATCAAGTATGCATGCATCAACGTCATGCTTTCCAGTGGGGCTTGGGACATCCGCGGCAGTGTCTCTGTCCATGTGATATCGGCCATTGACTTCCCGGACGCGACGGCGCGCGCCGCAGTGTCGGGCCTCATTGCGCAAGAGCCCGTCGGTAAGGGTGACCTGGGTAGCTTGGTTGTAAACCTGTATGACGCATCGCGAAACGTCGCAGACCGCTATATCAACCTGGCCTCGGGCTCTGCAAACTACGGAAATATCTCCGTATCAGCGGGCACGATGCTTGGGCGTTTTCCTGTTACTCCGGGGCTCACCTATCGGATTACTGCATCCTCGTTCTCGTCGACGACATTCGGGGTCATTCTGAAGGCAAACGACGATCCGCTGGATATTTACTCGCTCAATGGACTGGAGCCATTGGTCGCTGAGACTTCGTCCACACGCTTACTGTCCGTGCCTTTGGGGAGCAGCGCAAAATTTGCCTTCTTGAACTTAGTTTTCCCAAGTTTCAGTTGGGATATTCGCGCCTCTTTAAAGATCGAAGTCGTCGAAGAGATCGGCTCCATACGTGGGCGGCATCTGGCTGATGCAGTTGCCCGGCAACTGTTCTCTGGATCGACTGCTGGGCGATTGCGCGGCAAGCGCTGGGTCGTTGTTGGCGACAGCATTACTCAGAAGACCTACCGATCCAATCTCAACTATCACGACTATGTGAGCCAGCTGGTCGGCGGGATGCTGATCGACAACTATGGCATTGGTGGGAGCGGCTATTACAACCGCAGCGGTGTTGCAGACACGATCACGTCATCACCTGATTTCATCACCGTCTTCCTGGGAACCAACGATTGGGCTGGTGCAGGTGGGACCAATCTCCCATTGGGGGCCTTTGGTGACACAGGTACGGCGACCATGTCCGGTTGCATCAATACCTTGTTGAGCGGGTTGATTGCCAAGTTCTTCGGTGTGCCCATCGGCGTTGTCACGCCTCTGCCTCGTTTCAGTAATTGGGGAAGTGCGGCGGCTCCAAATGCTTCGGGCTATACGCTGAAGCAACTTTCCGAGCTAATCAAGCAATATGCGGCGCATTACTCGCTGCCTTGGCTTGATCTTTACTCCTCATCGAATCTGCCTGTATGGATTGCAGCTGCCAATGAGCTGTATTTCACCGCACCAGGTGAGACAGTGCCTGACGGCTTACACCCCAATGATGCTGGACATCAGGTGATGGGCCGAAAGTTCATCGAATTGCTCGCTCGTCTCTAGCCCCGCTTCGGCGGGTTTTTTTATGCCCGAGGGAGGGCTATGAATCAACTGGAACCAACCAATGTTGCGATTGCGCTGGCATCAGTGCTCTTCGGCCCCGCGCTGGCCGGTGTGATAGGTCCGTATGCCGTGATCCTGATCGCATCGACAGTGGGTGCGGCCTGGGCATTGGGGCGGCGTGACCCATCGGCCAGGTTGGGCGCGGCAGGGTACTTCCTGCGGCTCAATGCGACGGCACTGCTGATCACTGCGGGTTTGTCAACGCTTGCGGGCGGATGGCTGGGCTTTGAGGAAACCAACTGGATGCTTGCCCCTATTGCATTGCTTGTGGGCGGCATTGGTGACGACTGGCCCCGGCTGGCCCGCTGGGTGTTTGAGCGCCTAGGGCGAATTCTGGAGCGCCGCGCCGGCGGTGATGGAGGTGCGACATGACGTGGGAAACCCATCAGCTCATCGCAATGGTCAATCTCGCCATCTGCCTGGCCATTGGCTGGGCCTGTATCTGCCGGCTGAACTCGAACATCAGCCGGCGATTTCGGCTAGCCCGCGCTCGCTACGCGCTGCTGCTAGCCGGGGCCATGTCGTCTGGCTTGCAGCCGTTGATGTTTGGCACCTGGTCAAGCATCGCAGACGTAATTTTCAACTCGGCCGTGCTGGCCGGGCTCGTACTCAACGTGGTGCGCTGGTATGCGCCCGAGAAACAGGAGGCGTCATGACGCTTGATCAAATTATCAAGACCGGTATCAATCCGGCGCTGGCCCTGCTGTCTCCCGGCATGGATACGCCGCAGGCTCGGGTGATGCTGCTGACCATCGGTCTGCAGGAAAGCCGCTTCGAGCACCGCTATCAGATCGTGCAAGGGCGCCCGGGCGCGAAGGGCCCGGCGCGCGGCTTCTGGCAGTTCGAGCTTGGCACTGCAGCCAGCCGAGGCGGCGTCTGGGGTGTGTTTTTGCACTCAGCCAGCAATGAACCGCTCAAGCAGGTCGCAATGCAGCGCGGTGTAGCACTGTCGCCTACAGCGATCTGGCAGGCCATAGAGACTGATGATGTGCTTGCAGCTGCACTTGCTCGCCTGCTGCTGTGGACTGATCCCAAGGCGTTGCCCAAGCTGGGCGACGCAGAGACCGCATGGCAACAGTATCTGCGCACCTGGCGCCCTGGTGCCTATGAGCGCGGCAATGCTCAGCAGCGTGTGGATCTGCGCGCAAAGTGGGCCCGCAACTATGCCCAGGCGCTGGAGGCAGTGCAATGACGGCCGCAGCAAAAGCTGCTGCAGCGCTTGCCCTGGCGCTGCTGCTGAGCTTGGCGGGCAATGTGGTCCTGGCCCTGATGTACGTGGGTCAGCGTGACGCGGCAACCCTGGCCAGATCCAATGCCGATCATGCGGCCGATAAGGAATCGCTGGCGCGCAGGAGTGCAGACGTATGCACAAAAGCTGTTGATGCGCTGCAGCTGGCTGGTGATGGTCTCAAGCGCGAGCGCGACCAGGCGCGGGCACAAGCGGCTACGGTCGCTGCTGGCCATAAGGCCCGCGCAGACAAGATCCTGAGCACGCCGGTGTCAGTGCCTGGCGATGCATGCGCAAGCGCACAGGCCCGAGTGGCTGAGCTGCTGGCGTCCCGGAAGTCTGGAGGAGGTCAGTGATGCGCCGTCTATCCCTACTCTCGGCTGCGCTGGCGGCTGCTATCCTCCTGGCTGGTTGCGGAGCAACGCCGCCGGCGAGGGTCGAGATTCAACAGGTCAAGGTCGCTGTACCTGTGCCCTGTGATGAGCCTGAGCCAGAGCGGCCGAGCATGCCGACCGAGCACCTGCCGGCTGGTGCAGACGTGGACATGTACGTCCAAGCCTCCGGCGCCGAGCTTGAGCGCCGCGAGGGCTACGAAACCGAGTTGCAAGCGGCGCTGGCCAACTGCAAGCGGCCGCTCAAAGCGGCCATCTAAATATGAAAGCCTCCCCGGTGCTTCGGCATCGGGGAGGCTTTTCTGCATTTTGGTTTTGCAGAACTCATGACATGTTGTTCTAGCGGTTAAAGTACACTATATTTGTGTTGCAAAAAATGATTTTCAATATTTTTCAAACCTCGTAAGCACTGCATGCTTTAAGGATTTTCATGCCAACAGCATTTACTATTGATGGTGGTGAAATAAATTTTGGCGAGCACGTTGCAATATATGGCTGGGATGTCGGTATAGATTTGCGAAATGGTGCAGACTTGGATATTTCAAATGTTTCCATATATGCTGGAGTTGGAGTCAAAGCAGCCGATGCTGGAAACATAACCGCGAAAAATTGCACGTTCACTGAAATTCCTGAATGGGTTATATCGGGAAGATATACCAGTCCTGTAGGCTTTTCTGGAAAATTTTTGAAATATAAAGTTCTCCTGGACCCGGAAATTGCCCGTTCCAGAAAATGGTGGAAGAGTAAGTAGTTACGTTTTTCTTGTATAGGAGTGCCAGCGGATGACGATGTTTGATGTTAAGGGTGCAAAAAAAGTTAATCTCGATGGAAATATCACAACGGGAGACAAGATACTAAAGGGTCGAAATATTGATGAATTGAATGGGAGAAACAATATTGCGCTTGGTGAAGGGAAAAGCAATAAGGGTCTGATGAATAATATTTTCTACCCTGCAATTGCTGCAATATTGGCTGCATTGTGTATTGGTATGGCAGTATATTTTGTCCCTGAATTAAAGCAATTTCTTAAGTAAATTAGGTGGGGGCCGCGTAAGAAATTTATTTTGTCGCGCACGTTCGCATGCTAGGCTGATTCCTGTTTATTAGGCTCTAGCGATCGGTATTTCTTCAATCTTTGTTGTGTACCGTGGAGTGCGAAGCTCTTGGCGCATGCGCCAGCCGCTCTCATCCTGCTCGGGCAAGCCGGTGCTGGCGACATGCACCGTGCCCTTGCCGAAGCGCTTGTTGACCTTGTCCATGGCTTCCATCAGCTTGCTTTGATCGCGGCCGGGTTCCTCGAAAAGCAGGTCGCCTTGTTGCACGGTTGCCGAGCACAGATCCTGCAGCATCACCCCGGCCTTGGAGAGCTGGTAGCCGGGCTCATAGATCATGCGCAAGCCGCGCACCGCTGCGTTCACTAGGGCCTTAGTGTCGGAGGACGGGGGCTGCAACTGCATCACGGCCATTTTGTAAAACCTGGGACCGGGTCTGAATGGCGAGGTGTGCGCGAAAACATGCAGGGCACCTGCGCGCAAGCCACCAGCGCGCAGCTTTTCTGAGGCCCTGGTTGCAAATTCGCTCACGGCTTCAATCAGTGGGGGGAGGGTGGTGATGGGGTGGCCGAAGCTGCGAGTGCATGCAATCTGCTTTTTGGCGGCTGGGGCCAACTCCAAGCTCATGCAGCTGACGCCTTGCAGCTCGCGCACGGTGCGCTCCAGCACGACGCTCCAGCCATCGCGCGCGGCATGAGCGGGCAGCCTGGCAAGGTCCAGCGCCGTCAGCAC